AAGTGCCTGTTTCTGTTATGGCACAAGATCTTCTCACAACTTACAAACTTGGATGGAAAACCTCTTACTACCAGAACACGCATGACCTGAAGACAGATGATTTAGAAGATAAAAAAGAAGATCTAGAGCAAATACTATCACTTATCGAGGAGACGGAAGAAGATGACTGTGAGTCCTGTAAAATTTAAGGTCAGCGCGGGATATGAGAACAAAGTTCAGGGAATGACGGTATTTAATCCAGAAACACATGACGCTACTAAGCAGCCTATGTTCTTTGGTAAACCACTGGGACTCCAAAGATATGATAATTTTAGATATCCAGTCTTTGATAAGTTAACAACTCAACAACTTGGATACTTCTGGAGACCCGAAGAGGTCTCCCTTCAAAAAGACCGTGGAGATTACGCTCAACTCAATGCGGAACAGAGGCACATCTATACTTCCAATCTCAAGTACCAGATCATGCTTGACTCCGTACAAGGGCGTGGTCCTGGGATGGCTTTTATCCCTTACTGCTCACTACCTGAGCTTGAATCTGCCATGACCGTATGGGGATTCATGGAAATGATCCACTCCCGTTCCTACACATACATCATCAAGAACGTATATTCAAACCCTGGAGAGGTATTTGATACGATTCTGGACGATGCAAACATCATGGAGAGAGCAACTAGTGTTACCTCTGGATATGATGAGTTTGTGAGAGCTGCCCAACAGTATGGAAACTCCAATGATTGGCAACATGCACTAGAGCAAGTACCAACTGCACAAGCAAATCTGTATGACCTCAAGACAAAACTCTATAGAGCAGTCGCGAATGTCAATATCCTGGAAGGCATTCGTTTCTATGTGTCTTTTGCTTGTAGTTTCGCTTTTGGCGAGCTTAAACTTATGGAGGGGTCTGCCAAAATCATTTCGCTTATCGCGAGAGATGAATCGCAACACCTGGTACTCACGCAAAATATCCTGAACAAGTGGCGTGAAGGTGATGATCCTGAGATGAAGAAGATTGCCAAGGAACAAGAACCTTGGTTTATGGAACAGTTCCAGAACTGCGTCAATCAAGAGAAAGCATGGGCTGATTATCTGTTCAGAGATGGATCTATGATTGGTCTGAACGATAAACTTCTTAGCAAGTATGTTGAGTGGGTTGCTAATCGCCGCATGAAGGCGGTTGGAATCAAACCCATCTATGATGTACCCCAAAAGAACAATCCATTACCCTGGACAGAGCACTGGTTGTCCTCTAAAGGATTGCAAGTGGCACCACAGGAAACTGAGGTAGAATCTTACATCGTTGGTGGTATCAAACAGGATGTAAACAAGGACACATTCGCCGGATTTAAACTCTGAAAACCTAAATAGTTTCACGTTTTAGGTTAGAGTCGATGGATCTGTATAAGGGGATGGATCAACTCCGTGGTTTGTCGGAGTTGTATAGACAGATGAACAATCCCCCTACTCCTGAAGGAGAGGATGTACAAGAGGTTGCAGACACCTGGCATCCCGATCCCGAGAAGGATCGTAAACTGGGTGGTCCTGGTGCCAATCAGCGTGCTCGTGAAGATCGTGCTGATGCTGCTAAGGCAGCAGCTAAGAAGAAGGATGATAATAAACTGCGTCCTGGTGAGTCATACTATGATTTTGCCAAGCGTAAGAGAGCTCAGAAAGAAGAAGTTGAAGTTGAAGTCGAAGAAGGTTACAAAGAGATCGACAAGGCAAAAGAGAACAAGATGTATCGCCGTGCTGGCAACTTAGCCCGCACTGCACTGTCCTCTAGAGGTCAGAAGAAGCAGTCTGCAATGGACAAGTCTTCTAAGATCGTCTCTGCTATCTCCCGTCAGAAGGAGAATGAGCGCTTCTCCAAGATGGGTGATGAGAAAGCCCGTAGCAACTACAAAGAGTCTTACGAAAAGGCAATCAAGGCAAATCAAAAAGAACTTGATAAATTAGAGAAAGGTCAAGAACCTGCGACTGCAAAACGTTATAGAGAGATGAAGAAAAAGGTTGATGAAGCAACCTATCCTTCAGACTTCAGAAATGCTGATGGTTCTAAGAGAGCTGTCGCCAAGAAAAAGTATGGAAAGGATAGTGGACCTAAGCAACATGATGAACCCATGAGTGGTGGTCGTAGAAAGACTGTAGATGAGTCTGACAACTTCACTCTGATCGCTGATTTCCTCATCTCTGAGGGTCAGGTACAAGACTATCAAGAGGCAATTGAGTTCCTTACAGGTGCTCCTGAGGAGTTCATTGAGAGCGTTCTGAAGTTCGCAGAAGAGAGACAATTATTCATGAACTATGTGGTTGAAACCGGCCATTGCGCTGACCTTGATGAGGCAGCAGTTGTTTATGCAGAAAGTGATGAAGGGCTGATCAGAGATGTCATCGACTCAATCACTGAATAGTTACCCCAATCCGTGGTTATATAATGGTAAGACTTTTGATTCCCCTGATATTGGGGACTACTACGGCTTTGTTTATCTCATTACCAATAAGTCAAACACACGACGCTACATTGGTAGAAAGTATTTTTGGTCATTCCGAACACCTCCTGGAAAGAAAAGGAAGGTAAAGCAGGAATCCGACTGGAAAAAATACTATGGTTCGTGTCCTGAACTCAAGGCAGATATCAAACTCTTTGGTAAGGATTCCTTTACCAGAGAGATCTTGAGCCTGCATAAGACTAAGGGACATTGTAACTATGAGGAGACAAAGCAACTCTTCCTCAACGATGTCCTGAAAGAGTCTCTTGACACAGGCTCTCCGATGTATTATAATAGCAACATACTCGGACGCTACATGCGCAAGGACTACTATGGACCTGAGTTATGAACTCACAGTTGCTGGCACTTACGATTGGGCCAAAGCAAGAATCCAAACGCTTCTTGACCAAGAGATGTATCATGAAGCAACCGATTTGTATGCTGAGTTCAATGAATGGTTAGTAGACACTGATAAGGACCATGAAGTCCTCTTCATGTGATATAATATATACTGAACCCGATATCAATTGATGACTTTTAATGTTATTCTCCAGTCTCCCGACGGCTCCGAGACAACTATCCAATGTGCTGAAGATCAGTACATTCTTGATGCAGCAGAAGAAGCAGGTGTTGACCTTCCTTCCTCTTGCCGTGCTGGTGCTTGTTCTGCTTGTGCTGGCAAACTTGTAGCGGGTGAGGTTGATAATGAGGAGCAATCTTTCCTTGACGATGATCAAATCGAAGAGGGTTGGGTTCTCACTTGTGTTGCTTATCCTAAGTCTGACTGTACTATCCTGACAGAGCAGGAAGAAAATCTTTAAAAATTACAACCCATGAAATTATTTCTTGATACTGCTGAGCAGCGTGCCATTGAACGCCGTTACAAAACTGGATTGATTGATGGTGTGACCACCAACCCTACTTTGATTGCAAAACTGGGTTATAAGAACGCACGCGATTGCGTCCTTAGTATTCTTAGAGTTTGTCCTGACTTGGAGAGTGTTTCTATTGAGGTTCACCCTTCAGCATGTGACGATGTTGATGCTATGGTCTTGGAAGGTGGTGACTATCGAGCACACAAGGCACTCACAGTTAAAGTTCCTTGCACCCCTGCAGGTTTGCAAGCCTGTAAGATTCTGAATTCTCGTGGTCAGAAGACCAATGTGACTCTGGTCTTCTCTGTTGCGCAGGCAATCCTTGCTGCTAAAGCAGGTGCTACTTATGTGTCACCTTTTGTTGGCCGTTGCAACGATAATTCCTTTTCTGGTGTAGAATTGGTTCGTGCCATTGCTTCCGTCTATCGTGAGCACATGGTATCTACTCAGATCCTTGCTGCATCCATCCGTGATGTTCAACAAGTTGGACGCTTGTTTGCTGTCGGTGCTGATGTTTGTACCATTCCTCCTAAGGTATTTGATCAAATGTATGATCATGTTCTTACCCGAGAAGGGTTGGAGAAATTCAAGGCAGATGCTGCTGCTGGGGGTCTCTGACCCTTAGTATGCCACTTTAGCTCAGCTGGATAGAGCAACGGTTTTGTAAACCGTAGGTCGTCGGTTCAAGTCCGACA